CGTGTCAAAAACTCTGTAAACACCAACCTGCTGATTATGGATGAAGTGTTTGATTCTTCACTTGATGGATTTGGAACTGATGAGTTCCTTAAGATCATCCGATATGTTATTAAAGACGCCAACATTTTTGTCATCTCTCACAAACAAGATATGCAAGACAAATTTGAAAGTGTCATAAGGTTCGATAAAGTCAAAGGATTTTCACGTAGAGTATCTTCAACTAAAGAGGAATAATGAACATCCCAAACTGGCAACACCATTCCAGTAAAGAACAGAAACCTACTCTCAAACCTCAAGCAATGAGGGAT